GATTAATGAACTATATTTTGGTTGATACTGCAAACACTTTCTTTAGATCCAAGTTCGCTATACAGAGCGATTTGGACAGTAAGATAGGTATGGCGTTGCACATCACCTTTAATAGCATTAGAAAAGTATGGCAGGACTTCAAAGGAGATCACGTTGTATTTTGTTTGGAAGGTAGAAGTTGGCGTAAAGACTTTTATGAGCCTTACAAAAGAAATAGAAAAAATGTAAGAGATGCCAGAACAGAAAAAGAGATCGAAGAGGATGAAGTGTTTTGGGAAACATTTGACAACTTCAAAGATTTCATAGATCAAAAAACTAATTGCACAGTCTTACAAAATCCCAAATTAGAAGCAGATGATTTAATTGCAGGTTGGGTACAAGCACATCCTAATGATAATCACTTTATTATAAGCACAGATGGAGATTTCGCCCAATTGATTGCTCCTAATGTTGCACAATACAATGGAGTTCAAGAAGTTACAATTACACATCAAGGATACTTTGATGATAAAGGCAACAGAGTGAAAGATAAGAAAACAGGAGAAGATAGACCGGCTCCAAATCCACAATGGTTATTATTTGAAAAATGTATGAGAGGAGATACTGCCGACAATGTATTTTCGGCCTTTCCTGGAGTAAGAACAAAAGGCACAAAAACTAGAGTCGGTTTAACTGAAGCATTCGAAGATAGAAATTCAAAAGGTTATAGTTGGAACAATATGATGTTGCAACGTTGGGTGGACCATGAAGGGTTTGAACATAGAGTAATTGATGATTACACTAGAAACGTGACACTATGTGATTTGTCTGCACAGCCAGATGAAATAAAAGAAATTATTAAAGAAACAGTCGGAAGTGCAAAGACTAAGGCAGTAGAACAAGTAGGTCTGAAATTAATTAAATTTTGTGCCAAATGGGACTTGCAAAGAATTGCAGAATATCCTCAAAGTTATGCTGAACCATTAAACGCAAAATATAAAAAAGAAGAGGTAATGGCATGACAAACAAATTATATGCAAAACCTATTTTAGAAAATAGATTCTGGATACTGGAATCGGACGGCAAAAAAGTAGGAACAATATGTAAACAGGAAGACAGAAGATATATGTTTAGTTGCGAATCAGGAACTAGAATATTTGATACTGCAACCGCACTAGAACAAAGTTTTACAGGTGACTGGATGTGGGGTACAAGTTTATCTGCACCAGGGCCAGTTGAATCAGAGAAAAATGATGTGTATGATTACCCAAGCAAATTTGTTCCTTACAATATGGTGTTCGATGTAAAACGTAAACTACCATTGTTTAACAAAAGTAAAAAGTCCAAAAGTTTATATTGTGCAGGTTACTACATAATAAAATTTGAAAAAGGTTGGGTAAGAAGTTATTGTCCTAAATTACTCACTTTAGAAAGGTATCCATACAAAGGCCCTTTCAGAACAATATTAGAAATGAAAACGGAGTTGGCAAATGCAAACAAAAGAACCACTTAATACAGCCAGTCTACAAAGATTTATTGAACAGGTCAAAGGAGCCGACCTAGGAAAACAAAAAGAAGTGCGGATTGATATCAACACAGCCAAGCATATCACATATACCCTAGCCACAGTGCTGGCCCGTCTAGCGGGGGATTATGAGGCTTTAATGGCCCATAATAAGCAGAAAGAAGCAGGCAAAGAAGAAACCGTAAACGTGCAAGTAGACGGCGGTAAACTATAACACAACCTAAAGTTCGATAAATACTCATATATAAGCAAGATATGAGTAGACCTAAACCAACAGTACTTTTAGAGTATACAAATAAGAAAGACTACAAGTCTGAACAGATCCTAGCGGCTGAAGGAATTTGGGCAGTGTTCTATAAGGGCAAGCCGTTCAATCTGAAAAGTGCAAACTTGCTTAACAACTACCCAGGACCTAAATACAAAAAGGTTAGTTTTTCAAACCCTGGACACGCATTTAATCTAGCGAAGAAATTGAATACACTATTCAACACTACAGAATTCACGGTGGTTAAATTAACCCAAGGTGAAACTGTCAGTGAAAAATGAATTGGAAAGAAACCTACACCAAAATCTTCTTAAAAAACGCCAATATAGCAATTGGTGAAAACACTCTCAAAGAGTATATGCCAATGTGGTGGAAGAACAGTAGGTCAAAAGGTACCGGCGGATTAAGGCTTACCGATGATGGTATTACATTCATTAAAGAAAAACTTGATTTACAAACCTATGATGTTCCTTTTCCAAATGATTTCAATTTAACGACCCAAGTAATCATATTTCTAGACAAGTATTTGGACACTCCGTATTACCTAGCAGACGATGGAGTCATTGTAACCAACGAAAAGAAAGCAATGGAATTGATGTTATTTTCGGGAGATATAAGAAAATACGGTCTGAATAAGGCATTATCCCGCCTAGAAAACCAAGAATAGTTATCCACAGGGCAAATGACCCGCATAATCATTGACGTTTTTACCCAATCTTTCTGGTTGACTTTTTTGGTACTTGAATATATTATTAAACTATAACAACAATTTAAAACGGAGTACAAAATGCCAAGAAGAAAAACTACAGAAACAGATGCTTTAAGCACTAGGCAATTATCGCCAAATAAGGCTAAAGCGTCTATATTACACGCACTGAAGATTAAGAGACCTATATTTGTTTGGGGTGGCCCTGGTATAGGTAAATCGGAAGTGATTCACCAAATTGCAAAAAATATCGATGCACACGTGATTGATATTAGATTAAGTTTATGGGAGCCTACAGATATTAAAGGTATCCCTTACTTTAACTCAAAAGAAAATAATATGGTTTGGGCACAACCTTCGGAACTGCCAACAAAAGCAGAAGCGAAGAAGCACAAAAATATTGTTTTGTTTTTAGATGAAATGAACTCCGCGGCTCCTAGTGTGCAGGCGGCGGCATATCAACTTATATTAAACAGAAAAGTTGGTCAATATGAATTGCCAGATAACGTATTAATTTGTGCGGCTGGTAACAGAGAGGCAGACAAAGGTGTTGTATATAGAATGCCTGCTCCGTTGGCTAACAGATTCATCCACTTGGAAATGAAGCCAGAATTTGATGACTGGTTTGAGTGGGCAGTTGAAAACAACATTCACAAAGATGTTGTTGGATATTTGACTTTTAGCAAAAAAGACTTATATGACTTTGATCCAAAGTCTCCAAGTAGGTCATTTGCTACTCCGAGATCTTGGTCATTTGTTAGTGAATTGCTATCAGATGATTTAGATGAGAACACCGTTACTGATTTAGTCAGTGGTGCAGTGGGCGAAGGACTTGCGGTTAAGTTCATGGCTCATAGAAAGGTAGCATCAGAACTACCTAATCCTTCCGAAATATTGGAAGGCAAAATAACAGAAATGAAATCGAAAGAAATATCAGCAATGTACTCCCTTACGGTTTCGCTATGTTATGAACTAAAAGAAGCAAATGATAAAAAAGATAAGAAGTTTAATGACAAGGTCAGCAAATTTCTTAGATTTATGATGGATAATTTTGATACAGAACTTGTTGTTATGGGTATCAAGATGGCATTAACTCAGTATCAATTACCTATTGATCCTGATGCGGTCAAGTGTTTCGATGAGTTCCACGAAAAATACGGCAAGTATATTACTGCCGCACAGAGTACTAACTAAGGTGTGAAGTAGGGCATCTTAGGATGCCCTACACTAATAGGATTTATGAACATGACAACAGATATTTTAGAACAAACAGAACAACAAGTAGAACTTACTCCAGCACAATTAGAAAGTTTGAGAGCAGAAGTTTTAGATAAAATTATTGTAGCCAGAGTTGGATTGCTATTAAGACATCCATTCTTTGGTAATATGGCAACTAGGTTAATCATAAAAGAATGTGATGACTGGTGTCCAACTGCCGCAACTGATGGAAGACATCTATACTACAACACACAATTTTTCAGCAAGATGACAACTAAAGAAATTGAATTTGTTATTGCACATGAAATACTACATTGTGTATTTGATCATATTAAAAGAAGAGAAGACAGAGAACCTCAATTACATAATATCGCTTGTGACTATATTGTGAACAACACATTGATGGATCAGAACATTGGTGAGAAACCTAAAGGTATTGACATATTCCAAGATTACAAATACAGTGGTTGGTCTTCTGAGGCTGTATATGATGACATATACAAAAAAGGTAAAAAGGCTATGGAGAAGATTGGTAAACTTTTAGATGAACACGTTGACTGGGAGAAGAAAGATGGTGCTGGTGCTGGTAAAGGCAAAGACAAACAAAGTCAACCAACATACTCTAAAGCAGAATTGGATAAGATTAGAGATGAAGTAAAAGAGAGTATGATACAATCTGCTCAAGCGGCGGGTAAAGAAAACTTACCAGATGCAATTAAAAGAATTATAAATCAGTTTACAGAACCAAAAATGAACTGGAGAGAATTGCTACAACAACAGATTGATAGTGTATTAAAAAATGATTATAGTTGGTCGAGACCTAGCAGAAAAGGTTGGCATTCAGGTGTAATATTACCAGGCACATTGAACGAACAAACAATAGACCTGTGTATTGCCATAGACACTTCAGGTTCTATTAGAGAAGAGCAGACTAAAGACTTCTTAAGTGAGGTACAAGGTATAATGGATCAATACAGAGATTACAAAATTAAGATATGGTGTTTCGATACTGAAATACACAATGAACAAGATATAACTCCGCATGAAGGTGATTTACAGAACTATGAAATACAAGGTGGCGGTGGTACAGACTTTGATGCTAATTTTGAGTATATGAAAGAAAATGATATACAACCTAAAAAGTTTATTATGTTCACAGATGGTTATCCTTGGGAGAGTTGGGGAGATGAATCATACTGTGATACTTTGTTCTTAATTAATGACCATCATGATAAAAATATGGAAGCACCTTTTGGTACAACGGTGCACTATGATGGATAATGTTTTCAAAAACTAACGAACCAAATTCACTTAACTACTTCGATTGTAGAAAGTTTTCCAAAAAACCTGACGGATTGCAAATCCTAAAATTACAAACTGATCACACAGAAACAAATGAACACATCGAAAAATGGATTTTGGAAAATCTAAAAGGTAGATATTATATTGGTAGACATCTAGATGTAGATAGAAATGGTACCATAAAAAATTATCTTTTGGTAGCATTCGAAAATCCAAAAGAACTATCTATATTCAATCTTAGTTGTCCTTACATTCAACGTCATTAAATACCTTTGTATATACAAATAATATAAAGGAGCATTTTAAAATGTCAGAAGAAAGTAAAACAAAGACTGTTACATCTCCTACACCAGAAGAAGTTAAAGGTCAAGCACCTGCAGGAGCAATGGCACAAGCCGGCGCTGGAGCAGAATTGACTGTACAAGACTTAACGGTGATTAGGTCAATAATTGATGTGGCAAGTCAACGTGGAGCCTTCAAAGCCAACGAGATGGCGGCAGTAGGTACCACTTACAACAAACTTGATGGCTTTTTGAAGATTGTTGAAAAATCTCAAAAGGACGCCAACAAGGCACCTGCAGAAGGTGACAAGAAAGAAGCGGAGAAAAAATAATGGCTGAGATAAAACACGTAGGGAAAATGAAAGGCAGTGGCGAAAAAGTTGCCGTTGTCTACAGAACAGTTCCAGGTGACAGTAAATCAGCGGTTGTTATTCAAACAAGTAAGATCTCGCCAGCGGACCACGATGCTTTGATACAAGTTATCGAATCCAATGCAGGTCAAACTTCTTTTGAATTGCATGAAGTTTTAAGTAGAAACTTAACTCCAGATGGACAAAGTATGTTGATTAAATTCCACCAAGGTGGATTTATGCAGAAAGTTCCAACTGATACGGTTATCATGACACCTACTACAACTGATTCTGTGCAATTGGATGAATTGAATAAAATCATCGCAGAGCAAAGAGGAGTATCGATTGATGATCTAGCAGTACAGCCTAAGACGGCTACGCCTGTGGCATCATCACAGACGGCTAGGAACACGCCATCACAGCCTCTTTCAGATGAACAACTAGCAGGTCAAATGAGAAGTAACGCAGATAGATTCTTTAAAGAAGCGTCAAGGCTACGTAAAGAAGCAGAGGCGTTATCACCAACAAAAAAGTCTAAGTAAGTCTAGTGTCTGTCGTGGTCAAATTTACGAAAAAGAAACTGCCTAAGGAAGTGGTGCAACATTGGCCGGAAGTATTCGGCGATTTATCCATAGAGTCTATTCCTGTAGAGTATTTGCTGTCTATTAAAGTATCATTTAAAGACGGCAAAAACTGGGAAATCAGGCTCAAACCTAATAGACAAAAGATGACCAATAAAGAACTTGAAAAGACCATAGGCGACCTATTTAAAACCTATGGTGAAGAGATCAAAAACGTTGATTTTAGGCTTGATACAAATAAGGTAAAAGCAGACATAACAAAACGTACAAAAACGTTCCTTAAAAAGCGAAAATAAAGCCTCCAGCAATTATATAAGTAGAATAAATACTACATACATTAGGAGCATTACTTAAATGGCATTACAGATTAGACGAGGTACAGACACCCAAAGACAAGGAATTACACCTTTAGCAGGTGAACTTATCTTCACTACAGACACTAAAAAACTATTCGTTGGAGACGGTTCAACGGTAGGTGGTGTACAAGTAGACACTACATTATCAGCACAATATTTAAGTGTGCCATCAAACATAACACCAGATGCTTCTAACACAAGAGATTTAGGAACACCTTCAGCACAATGGAGAACAGGACACTTCAACGGTATTGTTGCAACAGGTGAAATAGAAGCGGCTTCATTTACTGGTAATGTTGTATCTAACAGTTCGACAGTTATTGTAAATGCAAACGCAGGCACAGTCACAGCAAACTTAACTGGTGACGTTTCAGGAAATTTAACAGGAAATTCAGCAGGTGTACATACAGGTCCAGTAACTGGTGACGTAAAAGGTTCTTTATTTGGCAGTGATTCTTCATTAAGAGTAGACGGCGATTCAGACTTTATGACAAATGGAGTAATTGCATTAGACGGTGGAACGGTACAATTACAATCAGGATCTAAAGTAACATTTGGAACTACAAGTTCAGCAAACGGTGTAGGTTTAAGAATCAATTCAACTGACCACGCAAACAACATGGCGATAGAGATTTATTCAGATGCGGCAAATCCTTCAACACATAACTCTATGGAAGCATACGCATCAAGAGGTTCAATTGTTACACCGACAGTAGTAAACCCAGATGATATTATATTTTCTTATTCAAACTATGGATACGATGGTGCACAATACAGATTATCAAGTGTGATCAGTGCAAGTGTTGATCCAGATGCGACAGTGTCAAGTGGTGTTGTACCAGGACAATTAATAATTGCAACAACTCCAGATAACGGTAGCACATTAAAATTTGTTGTACTAGACAAAGACGGTAATTTCGGAATAAACGTAACTAATCCAACTAAAAAATTAGAAGTAAATGGTAATGGTGAATTTGCTTCTGAAGTATTGTTAGGCAGAATGGATCAGACAGCCATAAATGGTTTAACAGCCGCAAACGGAATGATTGTGTACAACACAACAACAAACAAATTCCAAGGCTACGAAAACGGTGCTTGGAGCAACTTAATCTAATAATTCACAATGAATATCCGAATAACGGGACACGCCAGAGGACTTGGCAGGAGCCTTTACGAATATTTTAAATCCTTAGGACACAACGTAGAAGGTTTTAGCCTTTCAACAGGATATGATATCGACACCGTAGAAGGTAGACAAAAAATATTAGATGGTTTAAACAACGTCGATATATTTGTTAACAATGCATGGTCCGAATATTCAGGACAAACAAAATTATTAGAAGAAGTGATACAAGCATGGGACGGCAACAAAGATAAAAAGATATTAAACATTAGTTCCAAAGCCTGTTACAATTACAAAGATATCAATGCCGATATGGAAAGATATGGGCACAATAAAAGAATACAAAACAAAATGATAGAAGACCGCATACAAAAATATGGTCCTCATATTTTAAATGTAATTTTAGGTATGACAGATACACGCCTAGGAGAAGACTTTGAAGGAGAGAAAATGGATCCAAATGTTGTATCTAAATGGATCGCTGATATGTTGTTATGCGAAACAATGTATTTTCAAAGTGTAACTGTGGATGCTTCTAAATTAGATTATAAATTTAAACAATAGTACTTTGTTTTTGTTTTGACACTTCCCAACTTTTCCAAGTCCATTCACTCACTTCGTAATCTACATCCTCAGGTTTGAAAAGGTACTTAGGTGGCACCGTGTCATGTAAAGGTTGTCCTTTGTTCACGTGTCCATCACGCAACATTATTTGATGTAAGAAATTAGTCACCGGTTTGCCAGGAACAAAGTCGCACCAAGGACCACACTGCAACTGCTCCATATCTATTGTTTTTGGATCGCTCCATTGTATAATTCTATGTGGAATTCCGTTGATGTTTACCATGTAATGATATAAATTATCATCAGCAGGTTTCTTTTCCCATGTCCAGCCTTTTTTATCACAAATACTTTTGATTAGTTTTACATGGTCGCTTAAAAAGAATTTAGGTTCATCAGGAGACCTTCCAATATCTGATCCTGCTCGTATTCTATATTGCCAAGCACGATTGCCTAAACTCTGTATCTCCTCCAATACTTCCTCCATATGATCCAAACTTTCTAAAGTGTATCCAACATAATAAACAAATATACCTTCAGCATTACAATTTTCTATTGCCTGTAATTGTTTCTTATGCACTTTTTCTCCTTGGTAAGATTGATGGTTCATACCAATCATAACCATATTGGTTCCTGCTTCAGCAATCATCTTTGTCCATTTTCTATTAGAAAGTTTTACACCATTTGTAAGAATACAAACATCCTCAGGTCTTTTAAGTTCTTTCAATAACACTTTTGTTCTTTGAATCAGTTCTGGTAAGTCCTTTCTCACCGTAGGTTCGGCTCCTGCAAGAATTACCGCTCCTGCATTTGCGTCAAACCTATTTTCTATTTGCCAAAGTATTTGTTCAATAGGTTTATCGATAGTTTTATTGTCTGGACCATGATAACAATGTGGACACATCAGATTACATTTGTCAGTGACTTCTATCATTACTCCTTGTGGTATGCTATATCCAGCCTTGTCGTAATCTAAACTATTGTAAAAATTGATGTCTGTTTCGATCAAATGACTTGAACTGCCGTGTTCTACACAGGTTTTGTTTAGATACACACCATCAGCAGTTGTTATTCTTTCTGCTTCGCAGTGCCTATAGCATATGTGACATAGACTGATTGTTTTTGTATCTTGCATACTATTACTTATAAATTGAAATTGCCTTATCTATGAATGAATCAGGGTACACATTTCTAAAACTTTCTAGACACAATATTTGAAGTTTATCAAATGGATATGGCTTGTCCGCTTCTATACCTAATTTAGTCATTTGTGGCATTAGTTCTTTTTGACGTTCTGTTGATATGTGACTTAGATGATCTTTAACGGTAATATTTGGTTCATTATTTCTGTATGCAAAAAAATAATTTACATTTTTTAATTCTCTGTTTACTACCCAATAACTGCTAGGGTGCAAACTATATTTGTATATTCCTAATTGTTTATGTTTTTCTAGAATACGCAACATTTGTTTCTCCCAGTCTGGCAACACTTCATCATATTTCTTGCCATGGCTTTCTTCCCAAAAGTCTACTCCTTGTATTTTAAAATATATTGCTTGATTGTCTGAATCTATCCTAGTCAATTCTGGAACTATGTCTTTGTGATCGACATCTAAGGACAACAGAAAGTCTTTTTCTCTTGAGTATTTAGACTCCATCAAGTCTTGGTCTACAACCTGCTCGTGTCCTTGATGATATTCTGAGTCGTGTTTGAACCACATACAAAATTCGCTTTTTGAATGATTTATAAGACTTGTATAAATTAAATTGTTTCTACACAAACCTTTACCAGGAACGTCGTTCCAATAATATTTAAAATCTGTTAAGTCCATGACTTTACCTGTGCAAGTTGTTTAAAATACAAATCAGCATTTACACGCCACACGGTTTGACGTGTGCCTCTGTAATCTAGTTCTTTTATTTTTGTGTAGACGCCTGTACTTTCCAATGTTGGTGCCACTATAGAATGCACTAACCTTTGAGTGCCTTCTGCATTTTCATTTGTAGTTACATAATAATTTTTGTTAAATCCTGCCCACATAATTCCAGCAGGTTGAAAAAATTGTTGCGTTGTGGTTTGATGTGTCCTTATTGTTTCACGAGTCCTAACTACTTGATATTCTTTTGGTAATGCTTCTGTGAACGTGCAGATCCTACAAGCAATTCTAAAACTGTCCGGACCCATTTCAGGAAAACTGTGGGCCGCGGTGGATCCTATAATCTTTCCTTTCCATGTCAACATCCATACCATGTATCTGTCTTCTTTAGACAGAGAATCAATCAACATTTTTTTGGAACTATTGTTGACAAATCCTTTACGTTCGGCTGTTTTGTAGAATTCGGTTAGATCTAATCTATCAGAATATGGTATTAACTTAAAAGCCATAATAATTTATTTGTGTTGTATTTAAAAGTAAATAGTTGTATGATCAAAGGAATTGGCGGTCAACCGTACATAGCACTAGACGAACACATAGACATAGAAGGTTTTAGGAATTTACATCCAGAAATTTGTAGAGGATTTGCTTTGGCAAGAGAATATGCCAAAGAAGGAACTTGGATGTCACCTGGTTTCG